CCGCCACCAGCAACCGTACGCATGATGTGATTGCGAACAATCTCGTCACACTTTAACGCTGCATCTTCGCCGTTCGCCTTGGTAGCTTGAGCGAGACTGTTGAGAAATTCGGTGTTATTCAAAACATCCGAAATCACCACAACCTGTCCGATCTGCTGAAGCGTAGCCGTCACCTTGGAAAGCGACAACTGACGAACGCCGGAAGCGTCCGAATCAGCGCTTGTTCCAAACACATCAACCGGCACGTAAGCCCCGCCCGACGTAGTCTCGTCTGCGCTGGCGTCAGTCAGATCAGCGATCTGCGTGGCATCCGGCGCACCGTACTTGAAGAAGCTGATTTGCTTCGATCCTACACCTTTTGGTAAAGGCGCTTTTTGGCCAAACTCGGCTTTGCGAGTGGCTTGAACTGCATACGTGAGCAGTTGGCTCTCAAAGTGTTCTCTATATTGATCAGAAAGATCACTTGAGAGTGTCATTGCATCTGCCATGACTTATCCTTTCTCTTTAAAAATTAATGTACTGTACTAATCATCGCCCCGATTGTTTGTCCATTTGTGCAGCTTGTTCCGTCAGCATCTTAAATCGTTCGTCTGGTTTCATATCCATGAACTCATTGTTTGCTGGACGTGGCGCTGGCTGTGAACCCCCAATTGATAGCTTCGACTTGTACTCTTCCAACTCCTTGGTGAGTCGTTGGTTCTCGTCCTGAAAAGACTCTGCCTGTGATGCCAGTAAATCGCGTGATGCAACCCATGCCGCTTTACGCGGCCCATCGGCGTCGCCCACCAATTCCGGATAATGCAAAAACACCTGTTCGGTTCGCTTGAACAACTCGCTTTCGTGATTCGCAAGATCGGGATACTTCTCTCTGGCTGATGCATAATTGTCGCGGAACCGCTTGCTAAACTCATGCTGCTGCAACTTTTTTGCGTCTTCACGCTCCTGGTTTCGCAGCTTTTCAGCTTTGGCTTCCGCGTCATCAGCGAGTTTGGTTTCCCCGTCCTCGCGGAACTCGGCAGCAACTTTGTCGTAGTCCTTGGCATTGTAACCGTCCTCGTCACGAAGCTCATTCGTGTCTTGTAACTGTTGCAGCCGGAACTTCTCCTTCTGCTGTTCAAACTCCTCGACTTGCTTTTGATGCTCTGCTTTTTCCTCGTTGAGCGATTTCCATGAGCGCATCTTGCGTTCCATGTCCTTCGCCTCACGCGAAATGTCCGGCTTCTCCGGCGCAGTCTTTTCTGTCAAAGAACTTTCCCCGTCACTCAACGGGTTCAACTCACCATTCTTTTCCGGCTGACCAGTTTCCGGCGGTGGATCAGCTTGGGGTTCTGGTTCCGGCTTCTCCGGTTCCGTCTCCGGCGGGGCAATTAAACTTGCCTTTGCCTCGTCCAAGCTCTTACCGCTGTCCATCGCTTTCGCAAGAGCGGTAAGCTCTTCCATCGTCGTCTCTTTTTCAGCCATTCTAGTGTATGCTTCAGTTCAGCCATGCCCCACATACGTAGCACGCTGTAATGTACTAATTTCACCCACGGGCCGTACAATTCCGTGGCTGGCGTTATGGGCGTAAGTAGTCGAAATCGTCGTCTTCGCCCGTTGGCGACGTTTCGGGTGGAACCATTAACGCTTCTATTGTCGCTATAGCTCCACGGAAACCATTAGCATATCCAGCACGCCATGCAAATTCTTGATTACACTCCGTTGCAGTCGAATTATGCTGTAAAGCCGCATTTAACATCCATGCTTTCAGTTTTTTACCGCTTTTAGTGCGGAAAAATTCACGCAATGTTTTTTCATCTTCCGGCTCCCACTTGGGTTGGTTCACCCATCGAAGCGGTCGGAGCATTCCCGACAGCACCCGCTTGTGCATCTCTGTTAAACGTATCATTTAGTTCTTTCCGTATTTGTCGTGCAGCATTCGTGTCCACTTGTTCCAGTTGTTCAAGCAGCACATTGATGCGCCCGATAAAAGCCTGTTGCCCCTCCGGTTCAAGCTGCTGCCCCTGCTGGGTCAACTTGTTCACGTAACCCAAAAGCACCGGCAAACGTGCAGCCGCATCATCACCTTGATTTGGAACCGGCATGAATCCGCGCTCCATGATCGGGATGTTATGCGCCTCGTCCTCGCCTTCGTCTGCCGCCTTGAACTGCGGATCGCGTACCAGCCGCTTCACCAGACTTGGATCGTCCAGTTCCAGTATGGACTTGTCCAGTTCGATCTGGTCAATCCACGGTGACTGCGCCATCAACTGCTTCCGCATGATTGCCCGTTGCATCAGCATCGTGCGATCCACACCGTCCACACCACCTTTCGGCTCAATCGTATAGTCACTGTGCAGCGCATCCGCTTGGAGACTCGTCGCGTCTTCCAGATACCGGAACATCAAGTCTTTCGGCGCATACTGCAAATAAAGCGAGTACGCTTGTCTGTACATTTTCGCCAATGAAATGCGGAATATACGCGCACGCAAATCAACCGATCGCTCCATCATCCCGCCAATGGCGTTCACTTCAGTGGCTGTCCGGCGCTCACGCGTGTTAATCATCTGGCCCACACCAAAATCTGGCAGTGACAAGCGTTGTTCCGCGATCATGCGCGTCTGCACAATCTCCTGTTCCCAGCTAATTGGCGGTTGCGGCATCATTATCGGCTGCAACGCGTATGGTAATATCTGTCCTGGTCTGAACCGGATGTTGTTCGTGTTCGGAATGTCGCGTTCGCTGCGGAACATTGGCGTGTTATAGAACGTAATCGCGTCTGCTTTGCCGTTCATTAACTTATTTAAATACGCTTCTTCCGGTGCAACCATTTCCGGCAACCCGCGTGCGGCGTACCACCCCTTGTCCTTCACTTCGTACGTGGCATCCACAAACGGGGCTTTGCCGTGTCGGTACGGCAGTTTCATCATTGGACGCAAATCTTGATCCGGCAATACCGGCGAGTACGTGCTGACAATCCAATCCCCGTTCTCGTCACGCTTGTAGTGTTCCCAGATGATGACCATGTTCTCGTTGTCGCTGTACGTCAGCCCCTCTCTCCGGAACTTCTCGTTGTCGCGCTGGGTCGTGTTGACGTTCTCGTCCCGACCTTCCCCCCGTATCTTGTCCAATAGCGAGTGGTCGTAGCGGTCGTCCCGCAAAAACGCACTTACGCTCATCGGCATGATCTGCACCATCCAGTCCGCTTCTTGCAGATCGGTCGTGTGATCCGGAACAATCCAGTACAGCGGATCAACCGCCTCAAACTTGCACGTCTTATTGTCGGAATCCCAAAACACTTTCATCACGGAATGGCCCGTCATCAGCATGTGGTCAATCCATGTCAGTGACTCCGACTGGAAATTCGTCTTCTCTTTCATGTGGTAATCGAACCATCGCTCGATCGCCGTCGTCAGCGGAGCCAACTGCTGGCGCATCGGGACAAACGAACAAATTGTGTCGCGCCCCGTTATTTGCTGGTAATAGAACGGTTTCAGCTTGCTTACAGCCGTGTCTATTAGTGGGAAGTGTAAATCGGATGCTCCCGGCCACGGCTTGTTTTTTCGCCTTAAACCGTCATGGCGCATTTCATAATACAGCGCCTGTCTGCGTTCCCATTTCGATCGGTCATGGATGCTTTCCAGAACCGCCTCATACATGTCATTTCTGCTCTCTTGCATTTCTTAACTGGTATTCCAGATCGTTGACCGTATGCAACGCCTCACGCGCCCAGCGTGTTACCGGCTGGGTAGACTGCTGCACGTTGCTGAATTCCGGCAACTCCATCAACCGCTTGACGTTCCCGTCAGTCAGTCGTGTCACCGGATGATCCACCGTCCGACACCCCGCCGCCCAAAGCAGCATCAATAGCGTCAGCATTGTCCGAATGGATTTCAGCCGTCCGATCAAGTTTTTTATCTTCACGTCGCTGTTTCCTGTCCCCCAACCAAACGGAAGACAGTTTCATAAAATTTTGAATCAATGCAAATATCCAACTCATTAAAGCAGTGACGGTCGTGGCTACTGATTCATGCGGCAATCCCAGCGTACAGAGACGCAAACGCTAAAACCAAACCGTGACGGCGATCTCCACCGCCAACACAACACCACGCCGCCATCACCACTAATAACCCGCGTTAAAGCCCATGTCCAATTCTCCACCCACATGGATATTGGCCAATTCAGCCATAAAGCTCGGTCGCGGTTCCATGTTTAACGACGCACCATTGCCACCACACGAAATCGCACCCAACACCGCATCCGCACGGTCAGGGGATGGCAACCCACGACTCCGCATGTCTTCTTTCGACTCCAACTGCAACTTGCCTTTACTGTTCGTCTTGCATTTCCTGGTAGTAAGTTGCGAGTAAAGTAGTTCGTCATCCGGTAAGATGATTTCATTTAACTCAATAGCCCGTGCCGCCGTGAACCATATTTCCGCACCACGATTCAAGTAGTGCCGATCGTCATACGCACGTTCGCCGTTGTTCACACGATGCACCGTCCAGCCGCTTTCAGCCAATGCATCACACATCGGAATACCCAATCCACCCGCATCCGCAAATATCTCTTCCGCTTTCAGCCCGTTACGCTGGAACTCCATGATAAACCGGCCAACAGCCGCCATTGTGTCCCGATCCTTCCAGCTTATTACCTTGTCGATCTTGTTCCCCACACGGATCGCCAGCACGTTCTCGTCGCCCCCAGCCGCAAAATCACAAAACGCCGTCTTGCCACGCCCAATATGGCTCGGCGGGTTCTGCAAACAGTGCTGTAACGAGTTGTACGGGATCACCATCGTGTCTTCCCCCACGTCCATGAACTCGCCAAACACCATCGATCGCACCAGCGGATGGTCTTTCCCGTACTTCTCAAACTGCTCGTTAACCCAGCTTTCCGGTATGTGCGGACAGTCGTAAGCCGTTACCGTGAAGCTGTCCCATAAATGCGCTTCTTTTGTGAATGCCCGATAAAAAAAGCCGCTCGTCCCGCCGGGAGACGACATAATCACCAAGCGACTGGGCTGACAGCGGCTAATCGCTTCCGATATGGCATCGGGAACTGTCTTCGCTTCATCCACTATCATTAGCAAATTCGACGTTGGCCCCGTCCTGTGCCAGCCCTCAAACCGACCCCCCTCGCTTGTGCTGAACCCAATCGCCTTGCTGCCGTTCTGAAACCGGATGTCCGTCGCGTTCACAATCCAACCGTCCCCGCCGTTTAACCCGCTCACATACTTGCGGATATACGGAAACAACTGGTCTTTCACTTGCCGGAACACCCCAGCCGTCGTCACACACGTACTTTCCGGAAATCGCATGCAATGCCACAATACCGCACACGCAGCCACTAAACTGGTCTTGCCGGAACCATTCGCCGCTTTGAGCGCAACTTTACACTCCTTGTAATTAATTGCTTTTAAGATATTAAACTGCCATTCGTACGGTTTAATGCCCAAGAACATTTCCGGAAAATTTTGTAATTGCGCGGCTTTTTCTATGAGTTCGGGCGACGGTTTGTCGGCGTTAGCTCCTAGTGGGTTAAATTCGTCGTGTGCGGACGTTTGTTTCTTACGGGGGCGTCCGACACGCTTTCCGCTCGAAAACGTCGTGGAGCCGTCTTTCCGGCTCAATACGCGCTTCTTGCGTGCGCCCACTTTAGTGTGCTGTACTGCATCACCCGCCGCTTCGATCTCTTCCGGCGTTCGGTTGCTTATCCGGATTCCCGATTTGTTTGTCTCTTGTTTGCTGCTTTCCATGATTTAAGGGGGGTTACAGTATCACATAGTATGGGGGTTAAATGGGGGTTAAGTATAACTTATTATACTAGTGTTCGATTTTCTAACATTGTGGTGTTCGATTTTCTAACAATGAGATGTTCGATTTTCTAACAATGAACTAGATGGGGTCGTAACATTTTGCCGTAACAATGTTGCGGGTTTTACTAAAATTAACGTCGTTTTTAGTAATTGCAAGACTTGACATGGCGGTTTCGCAAAAAAATGGGGCGTGTTGTATGGGGGGTATATATCATCGAAGCACCCCCGTCGTGGGGTGGGCCACCCCCCGTGTCGTGGTCGCACACGCGCACGCATTTCGCGCCCGTTTTACGCGCGATCCCAGGCGCGAGCGCGTAAGCTTTGGGGGCAAAATGAATATAATGTCTATTGTGCGAAACAATATGCAACGCGGACGCGTGTCGGCAACTCATTGCACGTCAATTACTTGAGCGGCTTTTTGCGTGGTTGTTTCCGGCGCGTTCATTAGCGCGATGATTAGCGCAGGGGCTATTGTGTTGCGTCCGTTGGCCAGTTGATTCGCGGTTGCGTCTTTGTTCCATGACGGGCGGCGGCGCTCCAGTAAATCTATGGCGAGCTTGGGTTGCTTTTGGATGCCGTTGGTCGCCGCTTCAACCATGCGAAGTTCCCAAGCGCTTTCAAGTTCATC